ATTAAGAGAGATTTTGGCCAATAAAAATTATGATGAGAAAGCAAAAAAAGAGTTAGTTCGTTTAATTTCGCAAGGAGACAAGGTTATAGAGCAAAAAAGGGTTCATGAGGCATTAGAACATCAAAGAGAAAGATTATCCGCTTTAGGTTATTCAAGTTTTCATGAAATTTCCGCTGGTGATACTATTATTGAATTGAATGAATATTATACGAAATTGTTTGATGAGAAAGAAAAAAGGTGGGTTAAATATCTGATTGTCACGGCAATGGATAGCGTGATTTTGTTAAAAAAGCCATTAAAGGAAGTTTTGGGAGTGGAATTTTATCCTTTTGTTACTTGGTCTGATGATGTAGATTTAAATGATTTTTGGTCTGATAGCCTCGCTGATTTGATTAGAACACCAAACAAAATTTTGAATATTTGGTTTTCTCAATTATTGGAAAATAGAACTTACAGAAACTTCGGAATGATGTTTTACAATTCTTCATTGATTACACCACCAACTTTTGAGCCAAAACCATTTGGGATGTATGGAATTCCAGTGCCAGAAGGTAGAAGTTTGTCTGAAATGTTCCAATATATTCAAATTCCGCCATTAACCGACACCATCAATGAAATGGAATATGTAACAAAATTTATAGAGAGAGCATCAGGGGTGGTGGCATTGGATAAAGGAGTAAGCGAGAAAAAACAAATAACTTTAGGGGAGGTTCAAATTCTTGCTTCTAAATCAGCGGAAAGAGCCATTGAAATTGCTAAAAATTATCGGCGGGCTTGGAAAGAGTTTGCGATGAAATGGTATGAGATTATGAAAGAAAATAAAACTGATGCGGTTAAATTGTTTAAGAGAAATTATAAAGGGAGATGGTGGGAAAAGGTTGTTTATCCTTCAGATTGGATTGATGAAAATGGTTATCAAATAATTGTCAGAAGTTCGAGTGAGCAAGAAAATGACAGATTGGCCTCTTTGCAAAAATTAATGTTTGCGAAAGAACAATTTGTTGATAACAAATCGTTTAATGAAGCATTTAGAAAAAGAGTTTTGGAGATTTGCAATTTTTCCTCTGAAGAAATAAATAATATTTTAGAAGAGGAAAGGCAAAAAGAAAAAGAGAATGAAAAAAAGATTGGCAACATTTTGGTTAATCCAGAAACATTATCTTTAGCTTCTCAAACATTACCAGACGAATACGATTTGATTTTGCAAAAACAAAAAAAGGCTTTAAAAAAAGCAAATATTTTAGAAGAAATTTAAAAATATGGCTATTAATCTTTTAAAATTAATCCAGGAAAAATTAAAAATCAATAGTTATGATGAATTAAACGAGGCTGAAAGAGAATATATCAGAAATTTAGAAAAAATTTTGGCTGAAAGCAAAATTACTGACGAAAAAGTCAAGGAATGGTTAAAAGTTCAAATTAGTTTAATTGAGGATGATTTATGCAATCCAGACAATTCTTACAAAAAAGATATTTATTTGAAAGCCAGATTGAGAAATTTTAAAATGCTTTTGAATTATTTAGAGAGTGAAAAAAAGGTAGAAGAAGAAATTGTTAAACAATTAAAATAAAATCTATGCCTTACAAAAAGCCAAAAAAAGTTAAGGGTGGTTGGGTTTTGCCAAAGAAAACTGGTGGTTATCATCGGTCAAAAACAGGAAAAATTGTGAAGTTTAAGACAAAAAAATCGGCCGAAAAAGTTGCTCGTTTTCTCAATGCCATAGAGCATGGATGGAAACCAACCAAACTTCCCAAACCAGCCTTAAAAAATCTCAAAGTTTTAAGAAAAAGATAGTTCATTAATCTTTTAAATATTTTAATGGCAAGACGATTAAATCATTTGATTTAATCTAACCTTGCCAATGAGGAAAAAACCTATGTTAGACAAAAAAAAGCTTCAAACCTCTTCTGATGAGGAAGTAATTGGCGGGGAAACCCAAACCAATGAAACCTCTTCAGAGGAGACGAAAGGAGAAAGCCAAACTCCTAATAAAACTCCTTCATCAGAGGAAAATGAGCCGTCTTCTGATGAAGTTGAAAGGTTGAAGCGGGAAATTGAAGAATTAAAGAAAAAACTTTCCGCTTCAGCCAGAGGCGTCCAAAAAATTTTGGACGAAAACAAAAGATTAAAGGCTCAAATCGCTGAATTGGTTCAAAAAAACCAATTCAGTATACCCGCTGAAGAGGTTCTGAAATCTGAAATTCCTGAATGGGAAATTTACGACGAAGAACAGAAAAAACTTCTGATTAAGCTTTTTGAGCTGGCTACCAAGCAAGCGATTAATGCTACGAGGTCTTCGCAAGAATTTAAACTGGTTGAAGAGCTTTATGAGCAGTATAACTGGGAAAAGCAATTTTCAGAGGTTGTTAAAGAATATCCAGAACTTAAAGATAAAAAAGAGGAATTTAAAGAATTTTCTTACCAACCAGAAAATAGGACAATTCCCCTTTCTGTTCTCGCCGAGGCATTCCTATTCAGGAATAAAAATCTCACTTACAAATCAGAACCTCAACAGCCAAAAGTTGGTCTAGAAAGACCAAGTGGCGGTGAGCGGGTTTCAACTACCCCAACGATGACGGGAGAAGATTGGTTGCGATTGGCTCAAAAAAATCCATCTGAATTCTTGAAAAGAGGAAAAGAATTTGAGGCGTGGTTGAGAAAGCAAGAAGAAAAATAAAATAATATAATTTAAAGGTCGCTCCCGTGCTCATCGTTGGAGGTGAATGCTTAAAAAATAATTAAACTTAAATATATGGCTTACAACTTATCTAACCTCATTCCAGTAAAGTTTTCTACCAAGTTAATCAAGAGATTCTGGGAAACTACTATTTGGAGAGATATTGCCAATACCGATTATGAGGGAGAAATTAAGCAAGGGGGCGACCAGGTTTATATCAGGACTGTTGCTGATGTTATTAATTTAGAGAACTATACCAAGGGGCAAACATCTTTGACTCCTCAAGACCTTGCTCCGGCAAAGGAAGCATTGGTTGTTGACCAACAGAAATACTTCAAATTTGTTGTTGATGATATTGATAAATTTCAGAGTGATATCAATGTTATCAATGAATATGTCGAAGAAGCCAGAAAATCTATTGATGCCACCATTAATAGATATGTGTTAAGCCTTTATGACGAGGTCCATGATGATAATAAAATCACCAATAGTGGTTCTGCTATTGCCGTCAATAAAGACACAATTTACAGATACATTGTTCAAGCAAAAATTAATCTTGATAAGAAAGAAATTCCTTTAACTGATAGATTTTTCGTTTTCCCGCCAGATGCTCAATTAGCCCTCTTAAATAGCGGTGCTTTAACTCCAGCGGTTGCTGTTGCTTATGAAGAAGTGGTTTTGAAGGGTTTGGTTGGAACTGTTGCTGGCTTCAAGATTTATATTAACAATGGCGTTTCTGGCAATAATACCAATGGTTATTATTGTCTCTACGGCCATAAATCAGCCATCTGTATGGCGGTTCAAATCCTTGATGTTAGCGTTGTTCCATCATCTTCTGACCCGAATTCCTTCCTCAATACTTGCAAGGGTTTGGTTGTTTATGGTGCGAAAGTTCCAACTGAAAGAAAGAAAGCACTTGGTTATCTTTTCGCTAAATTCTCTGTGTCATAATCTGGTTTTCTGATATATTGGGTGGGAGCGATAAAGGTTCCCACCCAAATATCAGGAAATCAAATCTTATGGATAAACTACTTAAAATTTTAGAAATCATTAAAAATGAAATTCTTTTATTGAGCAAAAAAATCACCGATGCGGTTTTTAAAGTTAAGGTTGTGGAGATGCCACAAATTAAGCCAGAAGTTAAGGTTGATATTAAGCCAGAAATTAAAGTTGATATTCCAGAAATCAAAGCCAAAGATTTAAAAGTTCCACCAATTGATGCTTCTCAAATCAAAATTCCACCACCAAATGTTAAAGTTGAAATCTCAAAAATTGAAGTTCCACCAATTGAAGTTCCAAAGCCAGAAGTAAATGTGGAAGTTGATTTGAAAAAAATAGAAAAAGTTTTGTCAGAACTAAAATCATCAAAATTTAAATTTGAATTACCTGATTTTAGTAAATTAGTTAAAGAAATAAAAAAAGAAAATGAAAAATTGGTTAAAGAAATAAAGGAAGCGGTTCAATCTATTAAGGTTGAAATGCCAGAAAAAATAAAAGCACAATTGATTTCTGCTGATGAAAGTGAAGTTTGGGATTATAAAGATATTAAGCAAGCGGTTGTTATTGGTGGCGGTGGTGGAGCAATTATTTCTGATGATAGATATGTTTCTTATGAGCCATCAGATGAAGATATTAGAGAAGATGTTGAATATTTTGGTTTTTTAAATCCCGATGGTGCTTGGAAAATAACAAAACACGATATAGTGAATGGAACTTGGCGATATATTAAAGGGAGAGAAAATTATCAGCAGGCATGGCAAAATCGGGAAAATTTAGATTATAAATATATCAACGAAATATAAACTTATGACTTCAAGGGAAATAATTCAAGCAATAAGAAAAAAAATTTTGGAGCATAATGTGGGTATTTTTACTGATAGCGATATTATTAGAGTATTAAACAATATTTTATTGGAAATTTCTTCTAATTTGAATCTTCAAAGCAGAATTAAAAAAACTACTCTTACTTTTACTGATGGTAAAGCCGATTTGCCAGCAGATTATTTGAGTTTTTATTATGCTACTGATGGAGCAAAAGAGTTTTCTTTAAGGCCGATAGAAAACTTTTTGGAAGGAGACGAAAATTATTGTTTGACTATTTTAGAAAATAAAATTCTTGTTAAACCAGATACAACCACTTCTCTTGATTTATATTATTATCGCAAACCAACAGAAATTACTTCTGAAAAACTTAATGAAGAGCCAGACATTGACCCATTATTTCACGAAGTTTTAATTTTGGGAGCAGTTTATCGTTGTTTTGAAGATATGCAAGAAAATGAATTAGCTAATGTTTATCAGCAAAAATACATTCTTTTAAAAGATGAAAGGACAAAACTTTTGAGAAAAAGAGAGGAGAGTGGGCAAGAAGGAAAATCATTATTTGAATATACGAAGTTAATTTAATCTTATGGAAGCCACCAAAAAATTAGTTGTTTCAAATTTATTAGATATTGTTGATATTGATGAAGGAGTGAGTGGAAAAAAGGAGGTGCCAGTTAATTGCATTTATACTGGGGCAAATGAAATTCAAAAAGATACTGGCTGTGAATTATTTAACGAAAATGGAGATGATATAATCACAAGTTTATTCAGTTATAAAAAGCAAAATGGCAATGAATTTCTTTTAAGGACAATTGGAACAAAATTGCAGTATTATAACAATGGAAATTGGACAGATTTAAAAGAAAATTTAACAGATGGAAAAATGATGGGTTATAAAGTTTATGATGATGTTCTTTATATGGCTAATGGAGTAGATGCGTTAATGAGTTGGGATGGAAGTGGGAATGTTCAAGTTCATACTGGTAAACCAACTGGCAATATTTTAGAAATTTTTGAAGATAGATTATTTATTGCTGGCAATGAAACTTATCCTTTATCTCTTTATTATTCAGAGCCAGGAGAGCCATTAAATTTTCCAACAGCCAATGTGGTTAAGCCACCAGGCACTGATAAAATTACTGGTTTAGTTAAATATTACAATTATTTGATAATTTTTAAAGAAAAATCAACTTGGCGACTTCAATTTGTTTACGAGCCAAATTCTCAACTTTATATTCCAAAAATAGATGTTATTTCAAGCAATTATGGTTGTGTATCAAAAAAAGGCTATTGTTGGGTTGAAAATGATGTTTGGTTTTTTACTGGCAAAGAAGTAAGAAGGATTGCTTGGTTGACAAGTATGTTTGGTGGTGGGGTGGTTGGTTTTGACCCTATATCTTTATCAAATCAAATTAAAGATGGTTTAGCAAAAATAAATGAAAATTTCGCTGATAGAGCAGTTGCTTTCTATCATCAAAACAGGTTCTATTTATCTGTACCATTAGGGGCAGATGAAGTAAACAATACCACCTATATTTGTCATATTCTTTACAAAAATAACTGGACGAAATTAGTTGATAGGGTAAAGGCAAGAATGTATTGTGTCACAATTTATCAAGATAAAGTTTATTTCTCAACTTTGACTGAAAAAGGGAAGATTTATAAATGGACTGATGGGTATAATGATAATGGAGAGCCGATTAAATCTTATGCGGTTTTTAAGCAAATTGGCGAACAGGATTTTCTAAAAACATTAATCTTTAAATCTTTAGATTTGGAATTTAAGAATATAGAAACAATTTGCGATGTTGAATTAATCATTGATGATTTTGACGAAAGGTGGAAAAAAACAAAATCATTTTCAATTGTTGTTGAAAATGATGGGATGGAAAATACAATTGGTGAAGTAGTTGTTGGACAAATTTTTGTGGGAGATGGTTATGGGGAAGAAATAGAACCAACTGAATATGTTAAACGCAGAATATATTTTCTTGATAAAGGAAATACTTTAAAAATAAAGGTCGGTAATAATAGTTTAAAAAATTTTGTTATCTCTCGTCTTGGCCTTGAATATAAAGCCAGAGATAGGCGATATATTCAGCCAAGCAAGACATTTAACATTTCTTAAACATATGAAACAATTAGAAAATTTTTATCGGGCTTCATTAACAGTGGCTTGTGGCAATTCAACGGGCAAAATTTATGTTGATGTTTTGCCTCAATTAGATGAAGGTTATTTAGTTATTTCTCCATCTGTTAGCACTAAAAGAGAAATTATTGCTTATAATGGCAAAGGAACTGATGAAATTGGTAATTATATTAATGTTACTCAAAGAGGATTAGGGGGAACAAATGCTCAACCTCATTCTATTGGTGAGCCAATAAGAGGAAATTTAACGGCTGAACATTGGAATGAAATGAAAGAAGAAGTGGATAATTCAGTTAAAAAAACTGGTAATGAAACGATTGCTGGAGTAAAGACATTTTCTTCTTTTCCAATTTTACCAGATGATACTCCAACTGAAGATAATCAAGCAGTTCATAAAAAATATGTAGATGACGCGATGACGGCTGGAGCACCAAATGCTTCTTCAACGACTAAAGGAATTACTAAATTGAGTGTTGACCCAGAAGACCCAAATAATCCAATTGCTGTTGGAAGTAATGACCCAATACTGGAAAAAATACCATCAAGTTTGCCAGTGCCAGTAAGTCAAGGAGGAACAGGAGCAACGACAACATTAGAGGCAAGAATTAATTTAGATGTGCCGAGTAATAGCGAAGTAGTAAAATTAACGGGCAATCAAACAATTGGAGGAGTTAAAACATTTACTTCAATTCCTGTTTTGCCAAATTTAGACCCGACAAACGATAATCAGGCAACAAGAAAAAGTTATGTAGATAAAATTCCTTATCTGGTTATTGATGGTTCTTCAGAAAATGATAATGAAAAAAGCTTTTCTTTTACTGCTTCTGGTGTTTGGCTGAGAATAACAGGAATTAGAGTTTATCTTCCTGATGGACAAAAATTTTTAAGATTAACTATGTATTGTAAGGCTGCAGTAGGAGCAACGACTGATATTAGACTTAATGTTCCTAATGTTGGAACAAGTGTTCAGTTTAGTTTTTCCTCTGATAGTTATGCGTGGAGAGATGGAACCGAATGGTTTGATATTAGTTCTCTTCCTGCAGGTTTTGTAACAATAAGTATTGAAGGAAGAACTTCTGCTCTTACTAATACTTTTAATTGGAAAGGATTATCTTTAATGCTTTTTGCTAAACCATCATAACCTCTTAATCATATGCCTCAATATCTTAAATTTGGAACTTCACCAACCGTTTATCAATATGATGAAGCAACCAAAGAATTAAAACCATTCGTTGGTTCTTGGAATGCTTCTGATTGGGAAAAATATACAGGATTTAGCAATTGGGGTGGAATTACTCATTTTAAAAATGTTTCATTAGAAGATTTTTTAAAAACCAGTGGAGCAAAAATTGGCGGAGAAATTACAAAACCGCAATCAACCACTACCTCATCAATTCCTTTTGGTTCTACTCCATTAAATCAGCCAATTATTGGTTCTCAAACTTTTGCTGATATTTTGAAAGAAAGCCAACCGCAATTATCACCTTCTTTAACCCCAATAGCCACAACAACCCCAGCAGTTCCAGAAAAAACACCGATTGATATTTTACAGGAAGCATTAACACGAGCACAGGCAAAAGCAGAAGAATATAAAAGTAAGTGGGAGCAGACACAAGATGAATTGGAAAAAACAATTAAAGCTTGGCAAGCAGAGATTAAAAGAATTTCTGAAAATCCTTGGCTAACAGAAGACCAAAAAAATGAGGAACAAGAAAAAATCAATAAGAAATATGGCGATTTAATTGTTGATACTTCTACTCAATTTTTAACTGCTTTTCCAGAAGCCAGCCCACAAATTCAAAAACAATTACAAGATATGGCAAGGGCTGGTTTTAGTTATGATGAAATAAACAAAATTGCTACAAAAATCACCCAACAAGCATTAATACCTTATCAATCATACATTAAACAATTTGCTACTCGCTATTTACAGCCAATTTATGAAAAGCAATACATGGAAACTCTTGAACCACTAACAAAATTTGTTGAAGAACAAAGGAAAGCATTGGAGCAAATTCCTCAACTTTGGAAAGAATATTATTATGGCGGAGAAGATAAAAAAGGATATATTCAGCAATTAAAAGAAGAAGCAGAATTAAAAAAGAAGCAATTAGAAGAACAGATTGAAAATGAAAAAACAGATTTAAAAAATTTCTTTGACCTTTCAAAACAATATTTACAAGCAGATTTAGATAGACAATTAGCCACATTAGAAGAACAGAAAACAGGGGCTCAAAGATATTTGACTGGTTATTTGGCTAAACTTGGAGCACTAAATACCAGCGGACAAGCAATTAATGCTATTGCTACTTTAAATGCTAAATACGATAGGCAAATTAGTGATGTAAAAACAAAATATAATTTGATGCTTCAACAAAAAGAATTAACTTATCTTCAACAATTGAGAAGATTAGATGAAAAATTAGAAGAAGCTAAAGCAAAAATTAGTTCTGATGTTTCAAAAACAGAGCAAGAAATCGCTGAAAAACTATTTGATTTAGAAACAAAAATAATAGAAAAGAAAAGTTCTTTAGTTTCTAAATGGATTGATAAATACATTGATACTCAAAGGACAGCAATAAAAGAAGCAAAAGCCTATACTGCTGATTATATTAAAGATTGGTTTAATTATGCTTCTACTCAATATCAAACTCAATTACTTGAAAATGTTTTACCAATTTTAACTGATACAAAGAAAGAAGAACAAGATTTAAAAATTTTAAAATTAAAATTGCAGGTTAAAGCCATTTCAAATACGGTAGGTACAACAGGCATGGCTAGTAAACCAACAACTACTGAATGGGCATTAGAAAAAGGTGTTTATGGTTTATCTCCAAAAGAAATTGCTGATATTCAGAATTTAAAAAATCCACCTCTCTGGTTTGCTCAAAGATTAAGTCAAGAAGAGGGCGTCTCTTATTTACCGACTTCTCCATATGTTAAGAAAAAATGGGAAGAGGCAAAAATCAAATTACAAGGATACACCATTCCACCAGCCAAATTATTACCTCCTGACATTCAAGCATTTATTAATAGAGTTCAAGAGAAAATAAATACTGGAGAAATGAGTATTGAAAAAGCACAAATTGAATTTCCTGCTTTGGCTCCATACTTTAAACCAAGGGGTTCAGCCACATCATTAGATATTTTAGGAATTTCCTCACCTGCTTTGAAAGAAACATTATCCAAAACTGAAGAGAAGGAAAAAGGAAAAAGTTGGTATGAAAGAATTTTAGACCTTTTTGAATAATTAAAAATATGCCACTTGAAGATATAAAAAAAGAATATGAAAGATTGATGGAAAAATATAAAGATAGCGATTTGTTGAAACCACTTTCTATTTCTATTCAGCCATCTTTATCTATTCAACCATCTCCATTAGGAGATTTAAAGACTGAATATGAAAAATTAAAAACAAAATATAATTGGGAAGAACCAAAAATGCCCGCTGAACAACCAGCGGTTTCTTATTTATCAGAAGCCCCAATGTTTTCTTATTTATCGCAAGCACCAAAGATAAAAACAAAGCCAACAATTGGCGAAAGTGCTTTATATGCTTTAAAAGAAACGGGAAAATTTGCTGGTGAAATTGGCAAAGGGGTTATTGATTTTTTTACGGGAATGGGAAAAACGCTTTTTGATATTGTTAAAACTTTTGACCCAATAAGAGCAATTAAAATTAATTTAGAAAACTTAAAAACACCAGAAAAAATACCAAAGAAAATTTATGAACCATTGACAAAAAGAATAATTACCAAAGGTGAAGAAGCGATGGAATTAGCACCATTAATCAGTGAAATTGCTTCGGCTATTCAACCAGAAAAATATCAACCAATAACGGCTGAAGAAGCAAAAAAATCTAATTGGAAATATGTGGCTGGAGGATTATCAACTATTCTTGATGTGGCTATTGCTTCAAAATTTTTAGAAATGCTTTATCAAGGATTAACTGCCCCAGCAGTTAAAAAAGTTCCATTGAAAGTAATGGAACCTACTTTTGGTTATGAAGTTACACCAGAAGGAGTAGCAAAGCCAAAAATACTTCCTGGTGGGGTTTATTATGAATATGTTATAGAAATTAAACCAACCAAACCTAACGAAATTTCTCCATTTCTAAAAAAAGAACCAATTTCAAGATGGTTTCAATTATTTAAACCAGGTGCTCCTAAAACAGTTATTGACCCTGAAACTTTACAATCCATACAAATTCCAGGTGAGCCAATTCCAACTAATACCTATATTCAAGAAATTTTTGATGGCACAAAATTAACTTATCGGGCTTATAACATTAGCGGTAATGCGTTTATAGAAAGTTTGAAAAAATTATTTAACATTAAGGCAACGCCAAAAGAAATTGTTTCTAAACCAATTGATATTAACTTTGCTAAAGATATTATTCCTTCTGTGGCTCGTGAAGTAAAACCAGTTCCAAGTGCCCAACCACCAATCATTCCAACTTCGCCAACCACAATTACCCCAACTTCCACTCCAAAAATCACTTCAGAAGCGATTAAAGCTCCTATAGAGGAGGTTAAACCAGAAGTCAAGCCAAAAATCCCTCCAGAACTTAAACCATTAGCAGAACAGGCAAAATTAGTAGAAACTCCAGAAGATTTAAAAGATATCATAATTGATAGCGGAAAAGCAAAAGAAATAGGTGATGCTTTAGAAAGGGCAGGATTTAAAAATTTAGGGGAATTTTGGAATGTAGTTAAGGGAATTAAGCCAGAAATTCCTCAAGGGGGATTATCAAAGTCAGAAGTCAAACCAGAAGTCAAACCAGAAGCCAAATCAGAAGTCAAGCCAGAAGCCAAATCAGAAGCCAAACCAGAAGCCAAACCAGAAGCCAAACCAGAAGTCAAGCCAGAAGTTGAACCAGAAGTTAAACCAGAAGTCAAACCAGAACGCACTAATTTTGGCGAAAGATTAAAGGCTCTTGGTCCATTAATGGGTTATTATAAAAATAAATTAGCTAAATTAAGGGCAGAAGGCATTCCTTATAAGGAGGCAAAATGGCAGGCATTAGAAGCAGTTGAAAAAAAAGCAAAATCAAAACCAGCAGGTGAAATTGGCAAAAAAGCACTTGGTGGCATGATTACTCCCGAAGATATAAACAATTATAAAATCAATTGGTTTAGAGAAATTTGGGAACGTTTTTTCCCATCTCAAAAAATAAAAAGATTAGAAAAATCAATTGGTAGAGAAATTTTAGAGCAAACACCAAAAGACATCCCCGCTTTAACTTATTTATTTAGAAGTTTTTTACCAGCCAGAGTTATTTTTGCTGGTAATCCTCTCGCTTCAGAAAAAGTGGCTGATATCATAACTAAAAACTTGGCTTTTGAGGCAGAAAAAAGTGTTTTATTGAGTCGGATTAATAAACAGATTGAAAAATATAAATTAACACCAGAACAAAAAGAAAAATTGGCTGATTATATTGAGATGGGATTAACAGATGAACAAGTTGATAAATTGCCAGAACCATATAAAAGCGTGATTAAGGATTATCGGAAAAATGCAGAAATTATTTTAGAATTAGTTAGAAGGGTTGGTGGCAAACCAGAACATTTCAGATTTGACATTACTAATTATCTTCATCATTTCTTTGTCGGAAATTTTGAAGTTTATAGTCCATCGCAAAAGAAAAGATTATTCATTGGCAAATATAAAGATGCAATAGATTTCTTTGAAAAATATCTTTCTCAACATCCAAATACTGATGCTGTTATTAGAAAAAGAGGATTTCAATGGCCTTCTACTGCCACTCCTTTATCTCAAAAAGCATTTATTAGGTTTTTAATTCAAGTTTCTGATGCTTTATCAATTTCAACAAAAGAATTAATGGAAAGTGAAATTTTAAAAGGAGTGGCAAAAATTAAAAGAAAAAAAGTTTTTGTCGGAGCATTATTGCCAAGAATAGCAAATTTAGGTGGTTATTTGAAAGACCCCTTAGTTGTTCAAAAAATTCTCATTAGCAAACTTTTGAGAAAAAATTATATTGAAGAAATGAGTAAAGATTTAAGAAAGATTTTGCCAGAACTTCCGCCTGGCTATAGAAAAGCAATGGAAGAATATATCAACACGATAGAAACACAAGGCTTGCTTGATTATCATTATTATGGATTGAGAAAAATAACTGGTAAAATTAAAAAATGGCAAGCAACATTTAAACTTGGTTATGGTTTAAGACAAGCAGGCATCAATTCAATTCAGTTTATAACCTTTTCTCCAGAACTTGGCTATAAAAATATTGTGCAAGCAATAAAAAATTTAAAAACTCCAGAAGCAGAAAGAATTTTAAAAAAGAGCAATATTTTAACTAATTATGCCATCAGATATGAAGGAGGCGAATTTAAACCGATAAAAGATGTAAAAATTTATCATCCATTGGGCCTTTTCACTGAAGCAGAAAAGTTTACAAGAAGTGTAGCATTTTTGGGTTACTATCAATATGCTTTAAATAGGTTTGATTTAAATATTCAAAATGAATTTAGAAAAAAATATGGATTAGAGCCTTATGCAAGTAAAGAAGATATGGCAATAGATTATGCAATTAGAGAAGTGGCTGGTTCAATGGGAATGTATAATTATACTGATTTACCTCGTGCTTTTTTGCATCCATTAGGCAGTTTGGCTTTTCAATTTCAATTTATTAGATTAGTTTGGCTTGATAAAGCATTAAGAGTAACTTTGGGAAAACCAACTGCTGGAACAGAAATTTTCTATAAAGCACAACCATTAACTACTGCTGAAAAATTTGCTCGCTTATCAAGATTTTGGACAATAAATATTCTTTTATCTGGCTTAAAATTAATTGAACCTCTTTTAAAAATATTTTTAGGTATTTTAGGTGGTGGATTGGGAGTTTTGCTTTTAAATTACTTTTACAATAAATATCCTAAATTAGCTGCTGGTTTATTCTCCTTAATTGGCGTAGATTTAAGTTCTGGCTTTTCTACTGAACCATTCCAAGTTTTAGAAAAAGATACTTTACTCGGCAATTTGGGAGTAAATATTAGTGATGCTAAAAAAGGATTAACCGCTTTAAAGAAATTTAGAGAAGGTAAATGGAAAGAAGGAGTAAATATTCTTTCAACCATTTCTCCAAATATAGCTAGAATGGTAGAAGCATTGTTCTTTATGGAAGAAGGAGTAAAAATGAATTGGTATACAGAAATTCCGCAGGCAAAATTTACTTTGGCTGAAAGGGTAGCTTATGGACTTGGTTTTACACCATTAAGATTAACAAAGGCTAGAAATTTATCGCAGTTTATCAAAATTTTAAATGATGAAAAAGAAGCGAGAAATAAACAGATAAAAGAGGCAATTAAACAGAGAGATGCGGTAAAAGTTCTTTATTTAATCAAAGAATGGAATAATCTTTTTGTTAAAATGTTTCCGATGATGGTTGAAAGGATAGAAGAAATTACTCAAAAAAAATTGAATGAAGCAAATAAACAAAGATTGCTTAATAGATATACTTACGATTTAAAGAATTTAGCCACATTAGAAAAAAATCAGTTGCTTGAAGAATTGTTAAAAAGATTTTCAATTGAAAAACAACTTGATATTAAACAATTAAATAAATAAAAATATGCCTTACAGACCACGACAAAAAAAACTTGATTATTACGAAAAGGGAGGAGGTGCAAAAGATGTAAAATGGGGAGATATTGGCGGAACATTATCAGACCAGACAGATTTACAGGAAGCATTAGATGCTAAGGCTAACTATACTGATTTGGAAAATTATGTTCCTTATACAGGAGCGACTCAAAATGTGGATTTGGGAGGGTATGATTTATTAAATGCTTCTATAATTAAAGCTGAATCCTTATTTTCTAATTTTGATGATTATGAAGCAATAGACCTACAAAATAGAAATCTTACATCCAATAATGGTATTTCCTCTTTGAATTGGGCAACTAAAATAAAAATTATAGACCAGGATTCTGGTTTTAGTGCTACTCTTGATGCTGCTTTACTAACTGCTCATCAAACCTTTACTTTTCCCGATAAATCTGGCACCTTTGCTTTAACTTCTGATATTTCTTGGGGCAACATTACTGGTACATTATCAGACCAAACAGATTTACAAAATGCCTTAGATAATAAAGTTAATTTAACTGGCGACCAAACTATAGATGGAATTAAAACCTTTAGTTCTTTTCCAATTTTACCCTCCTCAAATCCAACCTCTGATTATCAAGCGGTTCATAAAAAATATGTAGATGAACTTGCTACTTTGGCTATTGAATGGCAAAAGGCAGTTAAAGATAAAGATTTATCACAACCACCAGCAAACCCCGCTATTGGCGATAGATATATTATCAATTATGCGGTTTCTGATAATATTGTTGAAATACAACTACCTGATACTTTTATAATTTCTGGTAATAGAATTCCTTATTATTCACCACAGGATAAAATTTTAGTTAGAAATTCTGTGGGCAATAATGGTTGGTATACAATCCAAGTTGTAGAATTTCAACCCCCAAATAATACAAGAATTGTAGTTCAAGAAGGTATTCCTAATCCTGTTGCTGGTGGGACAATTTATAACGCAACAACTAATACTGCTTTTTCTCAAATTGGAGTTTATAAAATTGCTGAATGGAATGGTAGTTCTTGGAATGGTTATACACCACAATCAACTTGGATAGTAGCAGTTAATGATGAAAATAATGTTTATAAATGGCATAGCGATATTTATGAATGGCAACTTCTTTTTGACTTATCAAATTATGATTTTGTTAATGGTCTTACTTTAAGTGGAAATCAAGTAAAATTAGGCGGAAGTTTAATTGAAAATACCACGATTGCTTTAAGAAATTATAACTTGAACTTTGATATCACGGGCACAGGCAAAATTGGTATTAAAAAATCCTCACCTAATAGTTATTTAGATATCGGCGGTTCAGTTGCTAAAAAGATAGATATTGTTAGTAGTGATATTATTTTAAATGAAACTCATCATACCATTTATGCCAGTCCTTTTGTTTTTTTGAATGTTTATTTACCAGATTTAACATCAATTCCTGGTAGAGAATATGAGATTAAAAATATTGGTTCTGGAAGTGTTGTTATTTATCCTTATTCTCAAGGAGGACTTAATCAATACATTGACGGGCAAAATTCATATGTTCTTTCAAAAAGATACGATTATGTAGTTATTCGTTCAGATGGAAGAAGCAATTGGTATATCGTCTCAAAATCAGATTTTCCTTTACCTTTGCATGCTTCAACTCATCAATCTAATGGTTCTGACCCCATAACTGGAAATTTAGATGCTAATGCCAGAATAACTATCAGAAAAAATTCTGGCTCAAATATCGGCACAAGAAGGAGATTAAACTTTATTGAAGGTTCAGGTATCAGTATAAATGTTGAAGATGATAATGCTAATGAAGAAGTTAAATTAACAATTTCATCAACTGGTGGCGGTGGAGGCGGAATTACTGATATTGATACATTGCTGGCTTATACCAGAGTTAAACCATTTTACTATACTGACTTTTTAGGAATTGCTACTGGAGCAACCGTTGAAGCATGTTATCCTTTTGATTATGTAGCAATCAATTCAGGAACGCAAGCAAAAGTAGCATCAGACCAACATCATCCAGGAATTTTAAGATTGACTTCATCTACAACCGCTAATTCAGGAGGTAGAATTCAAACAGATACAACTGCTTTCAGAATTGGTGGAGGAGAAGTTTTTGAGATTATTTTCCAGCATTTAGTTGCCAGTGGAACTAATACAACTTTAAGGTTTGGCTATTTAGATACAACAAGCAGTTCTGATGCAACTGATGGTGTTTATTTTGAAATCCCAGCCAATTCATTAAACATTGTCGGAAAAACAGCAAACAATTCAGCCAGAAGCACAACCTCAACTTCTTATACATTAACTATCAATACTTGGTATCGGGCAAAATTAGTGGTTAATTCAAACGCAACAAGAGTTGATTTCTATCTTTATGATGATGCTGGAAACTTACTTTGGACTGATTATTTAACAACTAATATTCCAACTGCTTCTGGTAGAGAAACTGGGGCTGGAGTGGTGGCTACCAATTCTGGCACAACCGCTACCAATCTAATAAACATTGATTGGATGGCGATTTGGTTTAAAGATAGGACCTTAATAAGATAAACGCATATGAATTATGACCAAATTATTCAAGAAATTTTACAACACCTAAAAACTCTAAATGATGATTACACCCAATTGGCAATGGATGTGGCTGTTTTGAAAGCTCAAATGGCTGAATTATTATGGTATTTTAAGGCAGTGATGGTTGCTTTTATTGGTTTGGTTGTCAGCCAAATTTGGCAATTGATTGTAATGAAAAAAAATAATTATAAAAAATAATTTATGTCTGGAATAAAAGAAATTGTTCCAGAAGAAAAAGAATTTAGAGTTTTGCTCTTTGATATTGAAACCTCATATAACAAAGGCTATTGTTTTGGCAAATACCAGCAGGATATATTTATCTATGAGCAAGAAAGCAGATTATTATCTTTTGCCTATAAATGGCTTGGAACAAAAAATATAACCTGTTTTACTGAAAAAGATTTCAAATTTAATAATCAAAAATTGGTTAATGAACTTTATAAAGTTATTGAAAAAGCAGATATCATTGTTGCTCATAATGCTGAAAAATTTGATATTAGAAAAATCAATACTTTTTTTCTCAAATATAATTTGCCACCACCACCGCCATTTAAAATTTTTGACACCAAAAAATTTGCTTATTATAAATTTGGCTTTAATTCCAACTCATTAGAAGATTTATGTGAATATTTAGGTTTAGGTCGGAAAGAAAAAATAACTGAAAAAAATAGATTATGGGTTAGATTAACTGAAAGGACAGCCAGCGAAAAAGATTGGGAAACTTTAAGAAGGTATAACAAAAGGGATGTGGCTTTATTAGAAAAAATTTATTTGAAATTTAGACCATACGCCACCAAACATCCAGCCATTTATGTGAAAAAAGATACTTGTCCTTATTGCGGTTCACGTGATATAATATGTAAGGGATGGAGTTATTTAAGCACAGGAATCAAAAGACAGCGATTTAAATGTAAAAAATGTGGTAAATGGTCAATTAGTAATTGGTTTGTAAGGTATATTGATAAAGATGATATCATTAAATAGTTTTATACCTATAAATAAAAAAGGAGGCATTTAAGGGCATTTAAACGCAAAAAACAAGGTATTTTAAAGGAGGTGTAAGATGGCATATTTAACTTGTTTAAAATGCAAAGTAGGCAATTATGTCATTAAAGATTACGATTACGAAAATAACACTCTAATTCTGATTTTTGTTTGTAATGAATGTTTAGATGAAAGAGTTCTCGTTATTGAATTTGAAAAACCAGAAGAAGAAGAAGAAAGGCCTTGGGATTAAAATCTTGCCTCCCTGGGCGGGGAGGTATCAAAATGGGCTTTTTAAAGCCAAAGGTCAATGGGCCATCACCACTGATACCCCCCGCCCATCTTCAAAAAGAAAAACTATGTTTAATTTACTTAAAAATTTGTTCAAAAAAAACAAATTTAAAAATCATGGTGTTATTCCAGACCCAAGAAGTGATGAAGAGAAAAAATTTGATTGGGTTGGAATTGGAGCAGATGAAGAAGTTTTATGTCCTGATGGGCAATGGGATGATTATTTACCAGAATTTGAGCCACAATTTTTAAAATGGGCCGAAACTTATGCTTGCACCAATTTTAGTTCGGCTAATTGTTTAGAAACCTTATTAAGAAGAAAATATGGAATTAAATGTAATTTGTCGGATAGAAAATCAGCCATTACTTCTGGCACGCAATGCTATAGGGGAAATTATTTACATCGAGTGGCTAATGATTGGCGAACTACTGGTTTTCTTTATGAAGAAGAATTTCCAAATCCAACAGAAATAAGAAGTTGCGAAGAATATTACATCCCTATTCCACAAGAATTGCTTGATAGAGCCAAATCAAGATTAAATGAATGGGAAATTACTTATAGATGGATTGATACCACCGAGGAAGCAATTAAAGAAGCGTTAAAATATGGTCCTTTACAAGTGGTTATTAATAACGGAACTCACGCCGTCATGTGTTATGGATATGAAGGGAATAAAGCCAAAATTTATGATAGTTATTTATATTACAACAAACCAACTTATTTATATGATATTAAAAAAATAACAATTGCTATGAAATACAATATTACAAAAAAAGGGTCAACAAAATTTAGAGTTGACGAAAAATATGGCGACAAGACAGATGATTTTGATTTGATGTTTAAGATATTAAGTTGGAGAGATTGGCTTTATATTTTAAATCAGATTAAAAGAAATCCCACCAAAAGAGAATTTTATGGATTAACTGCTGGGAGATGGGATTTTGAAACTGTTTTTAAAAATAAAAATGGCGATATTTGGCTTCACTATACCAAACCAGAGGCTAAAGAAAAGAAATTGATATAAAATAACACCTATGACACCATTCCCTTTAATCTTAAAAAGATTTCTCAAAGGATTGATTGGAACAATGCTTTCTGCTGGCATTCTTTATGCTGTTAAAGTTTTACCAGAATTCAATTTAGATGCTGTTTATGTTTCTCTTTTGACTGGAGTTTTGTTAGCAATTGAAAAAGCATTGCCAAAAAATTTTTAGAAAATGTTTAGATTAAATTTAAAAAAATTTTTCTCAATTAAATTGAGATGGGTTTTTTATTTTTTAAAAAAATTAAGAGAAAAATAATTTGACAAGATTTTTTTTTATGTTATAATGTCTTAAAAGTATAGATTTTATCAGCAAATTTCGTAAAAGTCGGAAACATTGAAAATTTTTCTGGGCCTGTGGATAAGTAATGTTGTCATAACTTTGAAAAGAGTTATAATAAAATATATGAAGCAAACAAATTTATTCGGAAAAAATTTTACCACTGGAAAATTAGGAGAATATTTAGCCATTAATAAATTTAATGATTTAGGTTTCAAATTTCAATGTAATGTTGAAAAAGATAATTCTCATGATTTTGATTTTATCGTTAATGGAAAAAGAGTTGAAGTTAAATGTGCCAATGAAAATTATTCTAAAATTTCTCCAAAATATAAATATGGTCGTTGGACTTTTGATTATACAAAAGAAAAAGGAAAATTTGATGTTTTAATTTGCATTGGTCGAACAAAAAACAAAACTATTTTTTTAGTTATTCCAGCAGAAAAAATTAAAGGAGAAAAAGCAATCGCAATTTATCCATTTTCTAACACTAAAAATTGGAAATATTATTCTCAATTTATTAATGCTTGGGATTATTTAAAATAATATGGAACAAATAACCAACAATTGGGAAGAAAGTTTAAAAAACATTTTAGAAGATTCAGTAATTATTCACAAACCAACATTAGAATTTTTGATAAAACAAAAGGCAAAAGATGAAATTTATTTATTTATTTTTTATTGCTATTGTTCTAAACTACAAAAAAATCATAAAAAAATTTGGGCCTCTAATGATTTTGTCAGACAAAACCTTAAAATGAGAAAACAAGACCTTTTAAAGGCAAAAAAACAATTAACTGAATGGGGTATAATTGAAACCATTCCTTATAAAGAAAAGGCAAAAAATAGCAATAAAAAAGTGATTAAAAGGTGGTTTGTTAAGATAAAACCTTTATTTAATGCGGAAAATATCATCAATCAGATAAAAAGTCCAGAGGTTCCTAGTCCAGAGGTTCCCGAATCCAGAGGGTGGAAACGGGAACCACAATTATTATTAAGTAATAATAATAAATTCCTTAGTAATAATATAAATAATAAAAGTATGTCAAAACAAGTTTTGACGGACTTTTCCTTAAACACCGAAATTGAAAAAATGCTTAACGATAAAAGAAGGCATATTCAAATTATTGGCCTTTGGATTAAAGAAAAGCCGTTAAATCCGCAAAATAAAGAGCAACTTCAAAGCATTATTAAGCGAAATCTCAGGCCAGCAAAACTTTTAGAAGGTTATTCAAATGAAATGATTATCAAAACAATAAAGATTTTAAAAGAAACAGATTATTTAACAAAATTTTCGCTTGAAACGGTTTATAAATTTATTGACGATATTGTGGCTATGGAAAATAAAGAAAAAAAAGGAAAAATTATTAAATGGGAGCGAGTTATTAAAAATGACGTAGAAATGATGAAACCAATTTATGATATATCAAAGGTCGCTGGGAGCGAAATCTCCCAGTCAACAAAAACTACCTTTAATGAAAATTAATGGTCTTATGAAAGGAAAAACAATTGAGGAAATTATTAAAGAATTTAATCAGAGATTACAGAAAAGATTAAGAGAAAAAATAAAGAAAGAAAATAAAGAAGAAATTGATGAAAATGGTTGGAAAATGATTGAAAAGAAAGAAGATGAAGATTATGAAAGTAGATTAAATTTAAAATTTTAAACTTATGAAAAAAGAAATTAGAGAAATCAAAAATGGAATCGTTCAAATCACAACTTATGATGAGAGATGGTATGCCAAGCCAAGTATAGACGAAAAAACTGGTTTGCCAGTTTATAAATTCGTGCCGTCAGTTACCTGGATTGCCAGTTATTATCCTAAAGGTATTGGATTTTATAAATGGTTGGCAAATAAAGGATGGGACGAAGCAGAGGCAATTAAAGAAATGGCTGGTGATAAAGGTTCAAAGGTTCATCAGGCAATTACTATTTTGCTTAATGGCAAGGAGGTCAAAATGGGAGATTATATGATGAATATTGAAACTGGAGAAATGGAAGAATTGAAAGTTGAGGAATATGAGTGCGTGATGAAATTTGTTGAATGGTTTAAAGAAACGAAACCAGAGATATTAGCTAATGAGATTACAGCCTTTAGTCAAGATGAGACTTTTGCTGGAACAATTGATATTATTTGCCGAATTGATGGCCAGATTTATATTGTTGATATAAAGACTTCGCAAACGATTTGGCCAGAACACGAATTACAGATTTCTGCTTATTCTCATTTAAATTTGAATTTAGAGGAATTAAAGATTAGTAAAGAAGAATGGGATAAAAGAAAATTGGCAATTCTTCAATTAGGTTATCGCCGAAATAATAATGGTTGGAAGTTTACTGAAATATCAGATAAATTTGATTTGTTTTTAGCCACTTATAAGATTTGGCAGAATGAATGCGAAGGAGTTGAACCACAGCAAAAAGATTATCCTCTTTATCTGACTTTGAAAGAAGAAAATACAGAAAAAAGTAAAAACTAAATCCTATGAAAATCACAATTAAAAAGAAAATTGGCAATGCGGTTATAGAAATTGATATTGACGAAAGAGACGAAAAAACAGCATTAGCAAAAGCATTGGTTTTTACTGAACCTGATTATTGCGGATTATGTAAAAGTAAAAATATTATTTGGAAGCAAAATAAAGTAAAAGGAGAAAAAGGCGAATTTGTTTATATCAAAAGATTTTGCTTGGATTGTGGAGCAACTTCAACATTAGGAGAATATCAACCAACTGGCACTGGATTTTTCTGGAAAAAATGGGAAAAATATCAAAAAGACAAATTAGAAAATCAAGAAGAATTACCAGAAATTGAAAAAATTTAGCCACTGATTCTCCCCCCGATATGCTTGGCGTAGTGGCCCAAGCCCTAATAAAAAGGAGTCGGGGGGAGAAATGAGGGGCTAAAAATATGGAAAACAATCTCAAAATTAAAGAATACATTTTAAGAATTACAGGGTTAGTTTCTTTGCCAGAACCATTGAGAGTAGACCATGATTTTGTCATTGGCTTAACAATTAATGTTTATTCAGCTGAAAAAAGAAGCAATCAAGATGGAACTTATTCAATTTTATTTAAAGCCAAGCCAACTGGAGAAATTGTTATTGAAAGTGATAAAGGAGAGAAAATATTTGCTAAAGCAAAAGGAGAAAGTTGGTCTAAAAAATGGAGAAATATTATTTGGAATGCAGGCGAAAATTATGATGAAATAATGGCAAAAATGATAGATTATTGGGAAGAGGTTTTAGAATTTATTAAAAAATTATGAAAAAAATTAAAATTAAAAAAATTGACGAAATTTATTTGCCAGTTAAAATTAAAAAGTATCGTCAGGGAAACTATTTATTGCTTTTTATGTTTCTTCTGCTTGGTTTAACAATTGGCATTTTCCTTTTTCTATTTTTTAAAAAAACGGAAGCCATTAAAGAGCCAGATTTTAAAGTTGAAATTATTCAAGAAAATCCAAAAGTTTTGGCAGAAGTCACTGCTTATAGTCCATCAAAAGATGAAACTGATGATAGCCCATTTATTACTGCCTCTAATAGAAGAGTTTTCGATGGTTTGGTGGCTAACAATTGCCTTCCATTTGGCACAAAGGTTAAAATTGGTGATAGGATTTATGAGGTTTGGGATAGAATGAATAAACGATATGGTTGTGAAAATTTTGATATTTTCTTCTGGACTAAAAAAGAAGCTTTGAAATGGGGTAGAAAAAAGATGTGGGTAGAAATAATTGAATAAATAAATTAAAAAATGAAAAATAAAAGGTCGGCAAACTTAATAAATGAATTTAAAAACTATTTAAAAAAGAATTAAATTAAACCCACGAAAAAAGAGAAATATGAAACTTTTAATAGACGAAATAAACAAAAAAGCAATAATAGAATTTAATCACGATGAATTTTTTATTGTTCAATCAGATGATAAAATGAAGGGTGACTACGCTTTAGCGTGGAGAATAGATAGAAGTTATAAGGGTAAACACGCCGACGTCGGATTGCCGGTGATTTATCTTTCAGAACAAGAAGCTAAAAAATTAAGGACAATCTTAAATGGCGTTAATTTGCCAGACGAATTTTATCAAGATTAATTTAGTTCCTAAATCAAATGAAAACTTCAAATTACAAACTTGGCTATCGTTATGAAAGGGAGTTAGTTCTTGAATTTAAAAAAAATAATTATTGGGTAATGAGAATTCCAGCCAGTAAGTCGCCTATTGATTTATTAGTTGATTTTGATGGAGAAATGGTTGGAATTCAGGTTAAAAGCAGAAGAAAGTATGAAGATGCCTTTAATAAAGATGGCTATCCTAAAAAAGATATTTTAGAAGCAATGAAAAAGATTTATGAGGCTATTTTAAAAAAAGAGTTGCCAAAATGGTTAACTTATGTGATTGCGGTTCGGATTAGAGATAAAAAGAAAAGTTCTCATAAATGGTATTATCTCTTTGTTAATGAATATTATCGTTATAAAGATATTTAGTTTATTAATTTTAAATTTATGGCCTTTGATTTAAACTATTATCAAAACAAAAAACAAAATTTAATTAGAAAATTTCAAGAAAAAGTTCAACGTCGGCTTCTTTTGGCTATTGAAGATTATTATCAGGAAAGAAAAGAGATTGAAAATGAATTGAATGAAATTAATAGGATTATTGAGGAAGAATTGAAGAAAAAAGAGCCAAAAGAAGAAAAGAAGAAATAAAATTTTGGATAAAAAATATGGAAGAAAAAAATCTTGAAAATACACGATTTAAGCAGGGAAGAGATAAGAAAGGAAGATGGCTTCCTGGTGTTTCTGGTAATCCTGCTGGCCGTCCACCAGGAAGCCAGAATTTTAGCACTTTATTTAGAAAGGCTGTAAAAGAGATGGCTAAAAAATTAAAGCTTGGAGAAGACCCAGACAGCGTTGAAATTGAAATAATAAAAAGAGGAATAAAAGAGGCTTTAGATGGCAAATATCCATTTTATAAAGACATTTTTGATAGATTGTACGGGAAGCCAACAGAAAATATAGATTTAAGAAGCAGTGAAACAACTTATAATTTTTTTATAAATATTATCAAAGATGCTTATCAATCACTCAATAATAAACAAATCAAAGATAGTGGAAGTAGCGAAGAAAATCAGGGAGAATCCTATTTGGTTTGTGAAGCAGATTTTGAGACGGAACCTTTGGGAGAAGCAGATAGAAATAGTGATGGCAGTAAAGAAGAATCGGGAAGTGGCAGTTAGAAGTTGCCATGGAGCAGGAAAAACTTTTGTTAGTGCTTGTTTGGTTCATTGGTTTTTAACCGCTTTTCCTGATAGTATTGTGATAACAACCGCTCCGACTAATAGGCAAGTTAAGGAGGTTTTATGGCGAGAAATAAAAGCAACTATTCCATTTGAAAACTATTATCCGCCAGATAGAGTTTTAGAATTAAAAATTGATATTTCACCTAAACATTTTGCTTTAGGTTTAGCCACCGATAGAGTAGACCAATTTCAAGGCTTTCATTCTCCTAATTTATTCGTTATTATTGATGAGGCATCTGGTGTTTCTGATGAGATTTTTCGGGCTATTTATAGTTTGCATCCAAGTAAAATTTTAATGCTTGGTAATCCTTTAAGAAATAAGGGAAGATTTGCCGAAGCCTTTAAAGACCCAATAACCGCTAAAATCCATATTTCCGCTTTTGATACGCCAAACATCAAAAAAAATGATATTGTTATACCAGGTTTAATTACTTGGGCGGATATAGAAAATATTAAGAGAATTTATGGCGAAGATAGTGATTATTATCGGATAATGGTTTTAGGCGAATTTCCAAAAGAAGAAAGCGATTGTTTCATTCCTGTTAGTTTGGTTTCTGATGCTATTGAAAGGCTAATACCAGAAGAAAATTTGATTTTTGAGAAAAAAATGGGAGTTGACCCAGCCAGATATGGGCAAGATGCCACCGCTATTGTTATTAGGCAAGATAAAAAGGTTATTAGGGCAGAATTATTTTATCAAAAAGATACAATGGAAGTTTGCGGTTTAATTCTCAAAATTGCCAAAGAAGAGAAAATAAAACCAAATAATATTTTCATTGATATTGTCGGTTTGGGGGCTGGAATTTATGATAGATTAAGAGAGCAGGGATGGATAGTTAACGGCATTAATGGAGCAAATAAACCAAAAGATGGGAGATTTAAAAATTTAAGAGTAGAATTGTGGGCAAAAATGAGAGAGTGGCTAAAAATAGGGCAGTTGACAAGAAATGAGACGTGGTATGAGATGTGTAATTTGAAATATAGTTATGATAGTTTGGGAAGATTAACGCTTGAAAGTAAGGAGGATTTAAGAGCTAGAGGAAAAAGAAGTCCAAGTTTAGCCGATGCTTTATCTTATACTTTTGCAGAAGCTCAAAAATCACCTGGTATTCCAGTTCAATCTGGCGGAATTGATTCATTTTATAATCTTTTTAATGCTTAAATATGTTTTTTTTCAAAAAAAAGAAGATTTTTTTCATGTCTTCTCAAAATGATGGCTGTAATTGGTATCGGGTTTTTGTGCCATCAAGACATTTTAAAAGGTTTAAAGTTTGCCGAAGCGTAGAAAATTTTGATAATTATCAGCCAGAATTAAAAAAAGACCCAAAGACAATTAAATTTTTAGAGCAAGCAGATATTATTTCTTTACAACGATTGGCTTCTTTGTCAGTCATTTTTTTTATTGATGGATTAAGAAGAATAAAGCCGAGAAAAGTTGTCTTTGATTGCGATGATTTGGTTGAAAAAATTTATAAAGACAATTTAGGCAGTTTATTTTTCAATAAAGAAAGAATAGAGATTTTTGATGAAATTATCAAAAATTGCGATATGCTTTCAGTCTCAACGAAATTTTTAGCCGAGCAATGGAAAAACAAAAATAAAAATGTGGTTGTTCTCCCAAATGCTCTTGATTTTGATTATATTAAAGAAGTCAAAAAGGATTATTCGCCAAATAAAAGATTAAAAATCTTGGTGAGTGGGAGTTGCCTTTATCAAGAGAATTTATCCCATTCTTTAATTGAGACACTTAATGAAATCGCCAAAGATAAAAAATATCAATTGATTTTGTTTGGTGTGCCCTTGGTTGATGAAGAAAGTTTAAAGGATTTAAGAAAGGAAAATCGGGAATTTTATTATAAAATCAGAAATTTTTTAGAGACAATAGAACAAATAAAGGGAGCAGAAAAAATTCCAAACGTGCCTTTTGGCAGATATTATGAGACATTGATTAAAATTGATGCTGACATTGCTTTAATTCCGAGAGGAAATCATGATTTCAATAAAGCAAAATCAAATTTAAAGATTTTAGAGATGTCTGCCTTTAAAATTCCTTGCATTGTTTCGCCGATGTTGGAATATCAAGAATTTATTGATAAAAATTTAGTTTTAAAGGCCGAGAAAAAAGAAGATTGGTTAAAGGCCATTTCTCAATTGGAAAAGCCAGAAATAAGGCAAGAATTAGCCATTAAATGCTATGATTATGTCAAAAAAAATTATAATATCAAAAAAGTCGTAAAAATATGGGAAAATGCTTATTTAAGTCTTTATGGAAAGACAAGAAAAAATGAGGATATTGAAAATAATGGAGAATGATATTGATAAAAAGGCAAAACATTGGAAAATTGATGGTTTTGATTTTGAAGATATAAAGCAGGAATTATATCTTTTTTTATGGAAAAAACTTGATAAATATGATAAAAAAAGAGGCGGAATAAGAACATTTTGCGTCCATATAATGGACAATTTTTTAAAAAATCTTTATCGAAACAACAAAAAAAAGCCATTAAATAGGGCTATTTTTTGGGGAGTGGATTTGGACGAAAGAAAGAAAATTAATAAAAAATGGTGATAAAAAGTGTATATTGTTAAATGGGAAAATAATTAAATTTTATGGCAATTTCAGACCCCTTAAGCCCAATTTTTTATCGCCAACAAGATACAAAGGAAATCAAAATTGACCCTTTAGTAGAGCGTTTAAATAGACAAAAACAAGTTGCTTTTAATTTTCAGAAAAGAAAACATAATCATTGGAAAGAAAACTATTTGCTTTATCGGGATTTTGTAGAAACAAATAGATTGACCCAAAGACAACCAGTGAATATTCCGATAATGAAGGAAACAATGAAAACCTGGCTTTCAAAAATTGATGAAACGCCAGATATTGTTTTTGAAATATTGGGAATGGGAAAAAGTAAAAGGATAGATAGGGAAAAAATGGTTAAAGAAGCGATTATCAATGAATTGTGGCGATATTATTTTGATAAAAATCAATTAGAAATTTTGGATAAAGTTGACAAAAAAATTGTTTTTTTACAAGGACGTTCATTTAAAAAATTAAATTTCATCAACAATGATTTTGTTTGCGACATTATTGACCCTTATGATATTTTAGTTGACCCTTTAACCATTCCTTATGATTTGGAAACGGCCAGATATATTATTCATATCCATATTTTTAAGACATTAAGAGAGATTTTGGCCAATAAAAATTATGATGAGAAAGCAAAAAAAGAGTTAGTTCGTTTAATTTCGCAAGGAGACAAGGTTATAGAGCAAAAAAGGGTTCATGAGGCATTAGAACATCAAAGA